GCGTTATTTAAAGGGCCATCAGCGCCCCAATTTAAACCGTCCAAGCTGGACTGAAAAGCCAGCGTTGCCACCCATGTACCTGAGATAGCAAACGAAAGCTCACCAATGCCAGATACGGGAATATTAACCGCCGCATTCAAGGCCGCGATAGACTTTTGACCGCCTAAGTTTGCGCCAGAAGAAGGAGCAGTGATACCTGCCGCCCACCCCCCGCAGGTGATACTTAAATTCGTTGCGTCTGATGCGGTTTTACTCACTTCAACCGTCATTGGCAAGTCAGGCATCGTAATATTTACACCGACTTGCGAGTTGGCTGTACGTACTTGATGTACTACTACCCAATGACCGTCTGGCGCGTAGACCTCGAAAAAAGCTGAAACGCCGCCGTACCAACCAAACCTAATGCGAAACATATTCATGTTCGTAGGCGATAACGCTACGGGCGCGTTATTGTTTGTAAATAGGCTAGTAGCCGCGCCGCTTAAAACGTCTTTATTCCATGCTGTCTGTGCGATAAAAGTATCAACACTGTTAACACGAACCCACAACCCAAAAGTTAGGCCGTTATAACCAACACTGTAACCATTGGTTGCATCGTAAATACCAAGCCGTTGAAAGCTGGCCGCCGATGTAGGGGCTGTGTACGCACCTGATAAAACCGCCCATGCTTCATACTGTGCCGCGTATAAAATACCAACAGGCGTTTGAGCTAGTAAAGCCGCCGTTACCGCTGTGCTAGTAGAGAATACGCCTGCGCCCGCTGTTGGCCCTGTTGCTGTCGCCCCGCCCGAAACAGTGATATTTAAAAAGCTGGAGGGGGCTTGCTGAAAGAATTTAGTGGAAATTTGCGAAATACGCGTCACTTCGATAAGCTGGCCATGAATATCCGCCTGCGTATCTGCAATCGTGACAGTGTTCTTACCTGACGGAAATGAAACGGGCAATGGGTTTGATGGGTCTATATCACGACCTATACCGTCTGAACCAAAAATTACCTTAACGCGTTGCGCTTGCACTTCTGGCACAGTCACACCATTAAGCGTGGTTATGCCGTCTGTCGCGACTAATCCAGTGCCATTTTGGGTTAAATTGTCAGCCATTATTTATAGGCCAGTGCTAGCGTTTAATACGTCATGCGTAAAGCCTGATACGGCTACGTTGCCGCCGATAACAATACTCACAGAATTTAAGATTAGGTTTGATGTAACTGTACCCACTGAGCCGTCCATGATAGTGACTGTGCCAGCGGCGTTGGTTGCTCGAAACCATGAGGCTGTGCCAGTCGCGTTAGCGCTTGCGTCTGATGCAATGGCATTGAATGTAATTAAGCCACCAATAGCAGCAGGGGCGGCAGTAGCGTTAAAGGTAAGCTCTGCTAATAATACTTGTGCGCCTAGCACTGTATTGGCATTTGCTGGCTGTACACCATCATAAATGCGAAGTAAGCCACCGTTTAGTCTAGCACTTAAATTATCTGCTTGACCATTAACGGCAGGGTCTGAAACTTGTGTGTTTAATGGCATTTATGCCTCCGTAGTTTCTATTGAGTAAGAGCCGTCCGCGTTTTTAGTCGCTTTGCTCATCTTGCGCTTAGGTTTGTTCATTTGTTCGGCAACGCCAGCAAGTAACTCAATACTTTTGGTTAGTTGCGGATTGTCTTTAGCAAATGGCGCTTCTTTAGGTTTAGCGGCCTCTTGCTGTTGTTCATCAGACGTCTGCTCTACCGCGTCCGAAAGCTGTTCAACCATGTCTTCCAGTTGCTTAGTGTAAGCCTCCATCTGTTCAATCTGCTGGTCTTTAAGCGCCATATCATTGTCAGCTTTAGCGTCTGAAAGCATTGTTTTAAGCTGTGTTTCGTCATTGGCTTGTTTCATTTCGGCTAGTTGTTGATTCGCATTAAATACGGCTTGCTGGCCTTGGAACTTAGCCATAGCATTGTCCAGCTTGGCTTGATTAGCCGTGATTTCAGCGTCTTTAGCCTGTAACTCTTGAGCGGCTTGCTGTAGCTCTTGCTCTTGCATTTGAACGGCCTGCATGGCCTGCTGTGCTTGTTGTACCGCCTGCTGTGCTTGTGGTGGTAATGGCTCCTGCTCGTCATCATCATCTTGTGCGACACCTGCTGGTAATGTGGCTTTTAATCGGTCTGCTAATTCACCAGAGCCTTGAAAGTCTAAGCTACGTGCAATTAAGTCAGGGGCAATCTGGCCTATCATTGGAATGGCTTTGGATAGCTCAATTAAGGTTTCTGATGCTTCCATGCGCTGTGATGAGTAACTTGGGCCAACAGTCACGTTTACATCGTATTTGCCAATATTAGGGTTGAAAACCTTCTGAATCTTGCCCAACGAATTGCGTTGCTTGCTTAACGCTTGTGGGTTCTCAGGGTCAATTTGAATTTCGTTAGTCGTGCCGTCTTCACCCAATGTCCTAGCAATACGTTGTGCATCGTAGTAGTACGGTATCATTTCAACCAAACAGCGGCCTAGATGACGAATGGCGCGTGATAAGTTGTCTGTGTAATGGAATGTTCCAGTGTCGCCCTCTTTCTGCTTAGCTAGAATTGCACGGCCTGATGTTTCGCTGGAATTAGCACCGATTGAGGCGTTATACATGCCAATGGTTTCGCGAATGTCTTGGTTCGCTTGCTGTTCGGCTTGCACAATACCTGTCGGCACTGGTGCGAATTGTTGGCGCTGTGGCGCTTGCGCTGGATTGCCTTGTAAGTCAGTCGATTTGTACTCAAGATAAGCGAAGTTCTTGACGTTGGCATCATGCCATTTAGGGTCGGTAAATTGGCCTTCTACACCAATATACGGCGCTTTAGGGCTCAAGCTAATTAATTCAATCTTGTTACTACCCAGTACATTTAATAAGCGCTGCGGGTCTTTAGAGTTGCGCGTCATGCCGCTACGTACAGGCTTGCCGTCTACGTAGGTCTCGTTACCAATTACTTGAAATATAGGGATAAACGAACACTTGATGATAGTTTTCTTTAATATGTGGGCGGCTGTTAATATGTACCATTCAACCTCACACTTCTTGCCCTGACGTTGCTTAGTAACAGCTAAACCTTCGGGGATAACATCACCCTCATAAATAGTTGAACCGTCACTTAATAGCTGTAAGTTCTTCGGCTTTTCAACAACGCGGAAATATTCACATAAGCGAACATTATCCCCATTAAACCAGTCTTGAGTTGAACCTTCCCAACTGGACGCGTCTGATTTAGCGTCTGGGTATGAGGATTCAAACTCCTTAAGGCTTATGTTGGTTTCAACAAAGCCCCACTTCGCGTCAGAACCATCAAACTCGGTTGAGAATGGGTCTAAACGCACTGATAACGGGTCAGCAACGCGCTTAATGATTAAGTCTTGATTGAACGACATATAATCCGCGTAATCAGTCACTAATCTAAAGTAGCCCATGCCACATCGTGCGGCTTGTTCAACTGCTGTGTCATACGCAATGTCGGCGTTACTAACGTTCTCAATATTCTTTACTAAGCCTTGATAGATTTCAGCACTGTCTTTATCTGCGCCGCTATCTACTGGCCTTAACTTAATCTGTGGCCTGTTAGCGCGAGCGTCATTCACCACCTGATTGATGAATTGGGGCAACTTGTTTAATGTTAGACTTGGGCGTCTGTCGGCTTTACGTTCGGCTAATGCGCCACTATCCCATTGGTACCCATTGTCACTGTTACCAATAGAGAACTTAATATCCTCCGACATCAATAGGCGTGATTCACCCAGCATATCCTCACTAATACGCCAGCGTTCCTTTGCCTCGTCTAGTATCTTTTGGTCTGCTTTATCCATTTAACGCCCATAAAAAACCCACGTCTTAGGTGGGTTGTTGTACTGATTCGATTCGCTGTTTTGCTATTTCAAAGTATTTCGTATCTTGCTCAATGCCGATAAAGTGTCGTCCTGTGTTAGCACAGGCAACGCCTGTCGTACCAGAGCCCATACAATTATCTAATACCGTCTGTCCTTCGTTAGTATAGGTGCGGATTAGGTACTCCATTAATGCAACGGGCTTTTGTGTGGGGTGTAGGCCGCGCTCACGATTAAATGACTGAACTGATGACGGAAAACGCATTAACGGGTCGCATTTACTATTGTTATAGCCTTTATTTAAGCCGCCATAAACATCATTGCCAACTGACGCTTTAGATTTAACGCCAGATGAAATCATACTTACGCCAGCGGCAGACCTATTTTGTTTTATAGGGCTGTATTTTGTCGGCCCCTTGCTAAAAACCAGCACGCTTTCATGTTCTTTCATAGGTTGAAATTTAACTGCGCCAAAGTTAGAGCCCGCGTTCTTCTTCCATATCCATTCATACTTAAACATTGCGGGATTACTCATTACTAGCGCACTTGTAAAAGGCTGACTAGCTGTCAGCACAATGGCCGCGTTAGGCTTTGCGATGCGTTTGTACTGCTCCCACAATGGCGCAAACGGTATCACCGAATCCCACTTACAGGCTGTCGTACCGTAAGGTAAGTCACACAGAATCATATCCACCGAACCATCAGGGATTAGCTTCATCAACTCTAAGCAATCACCTTGCATGAGTTGAAATGACATAATATCCCGACGTAAAAAAACCGCACTTAAGCGGCTTGTTGTGTTTGTGTTTTATACGGCTGATGACTGGTGAAGCAGATTTTATCTTTTACCTGTTCGCATAAAGCGTTATTG